AACTTGAGAAGCTGAGGCAACTGCTATCAGACAGAAACATCCAGGCTGTGGCCCGAGGCGCAGGCGTCCATCCGAACGTGCTCTACCGGCTGATGGCTGGGGCGACCAGCCCCAGGTATGAAACGGTCCAGCGAGTGATGGCCTACCTGAGCCGTCAGGAGGCCACAACGAATGGCTGACCTGTCCAAAGTGCTCGGCGGCCCATGGTCGCCACCCCCAGAAAAACGCATCGCCCCACCCGAGGAACAACTGATCGACGCCATCCGGGCGGCTGGGCTGGAACCGCCAGACCAGATCATCATGGACGGCAAGATTCACCGCTTCAAGTCCGGCACCAAGGGCAGTGGCAACAAGGGCGGCGACAAGCCGGGCTGGTACCTGATCTTCGGTGACGGTGTCCCGGCCGGGCGCTTTGGATGCTGGCGCTTGGGCTTCGAGTCACCCTGGCGCGCGGATGTTGGTCGCAAACTGACGGCCACCGAGGAAATGGCCCACGCCAAGCGCATCGCGGAGGCCAAGGCGATTCGAGACGCGGAACTTGAGCGCCAGCACGAGGTGGCCTCGGCCACTGTCGAGACCATCTGGCAGCAGGCCCAGGCGGCTCACCCAGACCACCCCTACCTCACCCGCAAGGGCATCGGCGTGCATGGTGCGCGCGTGACCGGCGACGGTCGCCTGGTGGTGCCATTGTACGGCCAGGACGGTGGCCTTTCCAGCCTGCAGTACATCAGCCACGACGGCAGCAAGCTCTACCACCCTGGCGGCCAGACAGGCGGCAAGTTTTGGATGCTGGGCACCATGGACGAGCCGGGCACGCTGTTTGTGGCCGAGGGCTTTGCCACGGCGGCGACCATCCACGAGACCACCAGCAGGCCGGTGGTGGTGGCCTACAGCGCCAGCAACTTGGTGCCGGTCACTGGTACCCTGCGCGATATGTACGGCGCGACCCAGGACATTGTGATCGTGGCTGACCACGACGCATCTGGGGTTGGCCAACGCTACGCGGAGCAGGCCTCGGCCAAGTTCGGCGCGCGCATGGTCATGCCTCCCCTGCAAGGGGATGCCAACGATTATGCGCAGGCCGGGCACGACTTGGCCAGCCTGTTGATGCCACCTGACGACGACTGGCTGATCCCGGCCGACGACTTTTCGGCTCAGCCTGCCCCGATCTCCTGGCTGGTCAAGCGCTGGGTCCAGGACCAAGCCCTGATCATGGTCCACGGCCCATCGGGCGGCGGCAAGACATTTGTGGTGCTGGACTGGTGCCTGCGCATGGCCAGCGGCATGGCCGAGTGGTGCGGCCAGAAGGTGCGGCATGGGAACGTGGTCTACCTGGCCGGTGAAGGCCACCACGGCCTGCGCGGCCGGATCGCTGCTTGGAAGCATCACCACCGAGCCGGGCACCTGTCCATGTGGCTGTCCAAGGACGGCTGCGACCTCAACACCCCCACCGGCTACCTCAAGGTGGTCGAGCAGGTCCGGATGCTGCCGGAGAACCCCAAGGTGATCGTGGTCGACACCCTGCACCGCTTTCTGGCCGGTGACGAGAACAGCGCCCAGGACGCCAAGACCATGCTGGACGCCTGCAACAGCCTGATGAACGAGTTTCGCTGCAGCGTGATCCTGGTGCACCACACCGGCGTGGCCGAGGAAGCCCAGCACCGGGCACGCGGCTCAAGTGCCTGGCGCGGCGCGCTGGACATTGAGATCAGCATCGTCCCAGGCAAGGACGGCGTGCCCATGCAGATCGTGCAGCGCAAGTCAAAGGACGCGGAACTGGCCCAGACGGTCCACGTGGAGTTGCAGCAGGTCACCATTCCCGGATGGATGGACGAGGACGAGCAGCCGGTCACATCGGCCGTTGTGGTCGAAGCAGCGGCCCCTGTGGCGGCCAAAAAGGACAGCAAGGTGGACAGCCACCGCAAGACCTTCGAAAACGCCTGGTGGGCCTCCGGTGCCGAGGAACGCAACGGCCAGCCTTACCTCAGCCGGTCGGCCATGGTCGATTACCTGGTTCAGAAGATGGACGTCAGCGAGGCCTCGGCCAAGGTCTACATTAAGCCGAGTGCCACCGGCAAACCCATCGCAGACCTGCTGGTGGCCGAGATCATCGAGGCCTTCGAGCACGGCTGGGTGGTCATCGGCGACACCCAGGCAAGCTCGATGCTGATCCGCAAGTCGGAGCGCTGAGATGAGTTATCCACAGACTTATCCACAGGCCCAAGAAGGGAACAAGGGAACGGAACGGAAAAAAACGGAACGCAGTTCCCTGGGCAAAACAGCGGAAAAAGGGAACGGAACGGAACACACACCTTTAGGTGTGTTCCCAGTTCCCTTCCGATGCGGCGAACTTCCATGCCGTGGGCGTGTGAGAATGTGAGAAAAAGTTATCCACAGGAGAAAGCAGTGAGCGACACCACCAACATCAACGAGATGCTCGATGGCCGGGCGAACAGGTACGGCACATTCGAAGGCCATGCCAGGATCAGCCAAGCCTTGAAGCGTGCCATGCAGGACTCACCGAACTGGCAATGCCTGACCGATGTGCAGAAAGAAGGCCTGGAGATGGTTCAGCACAAAATTGCCAGGATGTTGAACGGTGACCCGTTATATCTTGACAACATTATCGACATTGTTGGATACTCTACACTCGTCAAGGACGTGATGGAGACCAACCATGGCATTCAAGGGAAAGTGGAATAGTCCAAGTGGGACACGAACCTACTACGCGTGGCGTTCAATGCGAGACCGATGCTACAACTCGAAGAACCCATCGTTTGAACACTACGGCGGCCGAGGCATCAAAGTGTGCGAACAGTGGCGCGAGAACTTTGACCAGTTTGTTGCTGACATGGGCGAAGCGCCAGAAGGCAAGTCACTCGACCGCATCGACAACGATCTCGGCTACTCGCCTGAGAACTGCCGATGGGCAACGATCAAGGAGCAGCTCAACAACCAGCGGCGCAACCACAGGATCACGCACGACGGCAAGACTCAAACGCTGGCGCAGTGGGCAGATGAACTTGGCATCAGGGTCGACACGCTGCACAAGCGCATCCAGCGCATGTCGGCAGAGAAAGCGCTGCAATCTGGCGTGCTGCGTGAGTGGAAGCATGGAACCAGGCAGGGCTACGAGTTCCACAAGTGCAGATGCGACCTGTGCAAGGAATCGAACAACAAGCGCATGCGTGACAGGCGTGCTCGAATGAAGGAAAATCAAGCATGACCACAATTTCACACAAAACCAACTTGATCGGTACGATGCTGATTGGCGTGGTGATCGGAATGAACGGCTGGTGGCTGGCTGCTGCAGCCTTGGCACTGGCGATTGCCTGGAGGGGCGAATGAGCAAGAAGAACAATCCCGCCGACAAGGTCGAGCAGTGGCCCATCGAAAAGCTGGTGCCCTACGCCAAGAACTCGCGCACGCACTCTGAGGACCAGATCGCACAACTGGCAGCCAGCATCAAGGAGTGGGGCTTCACCTCGGCCATCCTGGTGGACGAGGACGGCGGCATCATTGCCGGTCATGGTCGCGTCCTGGCGGCTCGCAAACTCGGCCTGCCAGAAGTCCCCTGCATCCGGCTCGGACACCTGACGGACGCACAAAAACGCGCCTATGTGATTGCCGACAACCGCCTACAAAACGAAAATTTGTGCCGACCGCAGAGGCAAGAAGTGCTCAGAGAAAGGTCGCATACGCCATTCAGACTGGACGAATCATCCGAGAGCAGAAATGCCAGGAATGTGGAACAGAAGGAAAGACAGAAGGTGCTCACTTTGATTACTCGCGCCCACTTGATGTGCGATGGCTATGCAGGTCATGCCATGTTCGATGGGATTTGAATCAACCAAAGGGTGGCGGGTCGTCTGTTCCAATATGAGGTGAAAAATGGCAACGAAAAAGCCCAAAACTGAAACAAAAGGGGCGAAAGCTGAAACAAAACCCACCATTCTTGGTGAAAAACCGTCCGTAAAAAAGCATGGAGGGGCCAGACCGAACACTGGGGGTGCTCGTCCTGGTGCTGGCAGACCGCCTTTTGTGCCGACCGAACATGAGCGAAAGCAGGTCGAGGCCATGTCTGGCTATGGACTGCCCATCGATCAAATTGCTGTGCTGGTGCGAGACGGAATCCACGTGGAGACCCTTCGGGCGCACTTTTCCCAGGAATTGATCTCCGGCAAGGCCAAGGCCAACGGGCAGGTGGGGAAAACCCTGTTCCAGAAAGTCATGTCAGGGGACACCACTGCGATGATCTGGTGGACAAAGACCCAGATGCGTTGGGCTGAGACCCATCGCCTGGAGCACACATCGCCAGATGGAAGCATGACACCGAAGCCTGCATTGGACGTGACCAAGTTGTCGGACTCGGCTCTGGCTGAGATTCTTGCCGCACGAAATGCAACTGACCGAGACTGATCTCATTGCCATCGAGCGTGAGTACTGCACTCGCTCCCTTGGCAACTTTGCAAAACGGGCATGGCACATCCTCGAACCCGCAACCGACCTCAAATGGGGCTGGGCGGTCGAGGCCATCTGCGATCACCTGGAAGCCGTGACCCGTGGCGACATTCACCGCCTGCTGATGAACGTCCCGCCTGGGACGATGAAGTCACTGCTGACCTCGGTGATCTGGCCTGCATGGGAATGGGGGCCGAAGGGAATGCAGTCGATGCGCTACCTTGGGACTGCTCACAAGCAGGACTTGGCAGTGCGAGACAGCACAAAATGCCGCCGCCTGATTCAGTCTGAGTGGTTTCAAAGGCTCTGGCCCATCGAGTTGACTGGCGACCAGAACGCCAAGACCAAGTTTGAGAACGCCAAGACCGGATTTCGGGAGGCAATGGCCTTCGGGTCAATGACTGGTGCTCGTGGAGACAGGGTCATCCTGGACGACCCGCACTCGGTGGATGATGCCAACAGTCGAGTGAAGCTGGCAGCCGATGTGGTGACGTTTCGAGAGGCCCTGCCTAGTCGCGTGAACAACGACGATTCAGCCATCGTCATCATCATGCAGCGTCTTGCCGTGGGTGATGTGTCGGACGTGGCCCTTGAGCTTGGGTATGACCACCTGCTGATTCCGATGCGATACGAGGCAGGCCGCAGCAAGTGGGTGTCCGGCAAGGGCGACCCGCGCAAGGT